GATCGCCAGGTTGATCCGGGAACTTGTGATGCCAATGCCGAGGACCGTCACGAAGTCGGCAGCGGCCCGTTCACTGATGGCGCCGATTCCGCCTGCAGTGTCGGTTATCCCATAGACGGTGCCGACTACCACCGTGCCTCCGGGGTTCAGCCCGCCCTCGCGGACATAGGTGATGGGCTGGTTGGCACCGCCGCCGTTGAGGGCGACGCCGACGGCGGCGGCCTTTGCCGCGCTCGTATCGTCGGCGAGCCGGAGTTTGCCGCTCGTGTCTTGATACAAAGTTTTGCCGGCCACAATCGTCTCGCCGGCGATCCCGCTTTCCTTTCTTGCGCCCCCCAAGGCGAGGACATTGGCCGGCGTGATCGTGAGGTCTGCCATGATCATGCTCCTTTAATCGCTGGGATGGTCCGCCTGGCGGAGACACCCAGGACTTGCTCAGGTCCTTATTCGCCGATCACCTTCCACTGCGGAGGGTTCGCCGAATAAGTCGGCTTGGCCGTGACACTCACTTTCACGGCCTCTTCCAGTGCCTCGTCGCGGTCGAACTTGAGGATGGCGCAGTCGGCCCACAGCCCTTCGCTGCCGGCCTCGGCCACCGGGCCGTCCATCACCGCCAGGCCCAGGAGCGTGCCGCCGAAGAACGCGCTCCGCATGGCCTCGAACCCCGCGTCAGCCGTGTCCCAGACCATCTCCCACTCGATACTGGCGTCCTTCAGGGTACCGATGGTCGCCTTCCAGCCGCCCCCGCCGCGCGTGGAAACCTCCGCCTCACCCTTATCGATGTTCAACGTGAGGTCTTTGATGTTCGTGACGAGGGTCCACACGGGCGTGCCGCCGATGCCGGCGGCGCAGAAGTACAGTTTGGCTTCCAAGCCCAGTTTGACTCCCATGATTCACCTCTCCTATCTGACCGACGCCGCCCAATGGCGGGGCAACCGGTCCTTCACCTGTTCGAGCGCCGGCCCCATGAAGGAGCGGCGCGGGTAATGCTCGCGCTTGTACCGGCCGCCGAACTCGTGGGCCGACCCCGACGTGTCCACAAAGCCCACATCCGGTCCGATGACCACCGACTGCTGTCGCGGCTCGACGGCATATAAGATTGCGTTCCGGAGGAGGCCGCGGCGGGTGTGCGGCGGCCGGCCGGGCGCGCTTGCCGCCGGGCTTCGCTTGATGCTGTGGCGGGCCACGAGGCGAATCGCCGCCCCCGCATGACCGAGGCTCGTGATGCTCGCCTTCTTGGCGGCCGCGATGACCCTGCCCATGTGAAACTGCGTTTTCGCCTTCATCCGAATCATCAACGACCGCCTTTCACCACTATCTCCTGTCTCTGTGCCCGCACCAGCCCGCGCGGGTAATCCTGAATCCCGCCGCCTTGACACGCCTCTGGAACTCGCTGCACTCGCACGCCGTGAGGTCCGCCCCGTCCGCCGAGTACCCCCACGAGAACCACGGCAGCGGCAAGGTGTCCACCAGCCGCCGGCTCACCCGGAAGAGGCCGCAATGGATGACGTCCGGCTCGGCCCACGATGGCAGGTTGCCGTCATCGTAGGCGCAGCCCACGAGGTCATAACCCTCGACGGCGAGGAACGGCAGGGCGGCCGGCGCGGGCGCTGGGATGGTCGGCGCGGCCTCGGCGGGTTTCGATTCGGACATTTCGGTTTCCTTTCCTGCGGTCGCCTGGGCGACCAGGTTCGTGAACGTGACGGGAATGCTCTCGCCCTGGGCGAGTTCGGAGCGGGTGTTCATGTCGGCCCCGTAGGGACAGACGGCCACGCCCCGCAGGGGCCACTCCCGGATGATGATGCCGGGGCCGGCGAACTGAAAGCCGTTGACCTGCGCGGCCTGGCCCTCGGCAACATCCTCGACCTTGATGCCGTCCCCGCCGAAGTAGATGGAAGCCTCGTATGGCACGCCCGCGCGGGCCTTGTGAATGATTTCCGAGGCCCGGTCGCTATCTTTGAAGGGCACGAGCGCCCCGCTTACCTCCAGGCCGTCCGTGTCGGCGCGGAAGTGGTTGGCGTAGCCGATCACCTCCGATGGGTTGTGCACGTAATCGACGGGGAGCCGGTCCTTGTGGAGGTGCATCCCGGCCATGTCGTGGACCACCCGGCCCCAGAACCAGTGCTGGACGGGCTGGGCGGTGCGGGCCTTCATGCGGATGGGGGCGGACTTCGCGCCCTCGCCGTTGTCGCCCAACTCAAACGGGCCGACGACCATCCGCAGGGCGGACGCGGGCACGCTGCCCGTCCGGCGGGCGGATTCCAGCGTCATGGCGCCCGGCTCAGCCATTGGTGATCTCCACAATCTGCGCATTGGCGGCGGCGACGTTTGTCGGTAGGCCCAGGGATTCGAGGTACTGGTTCTCAGCAGCCAACTGGTCGGCCACGTCGAAGAAGTCCTTGCCTTGCTGCTTCAGGACGTCCGTGCGGGACGCCAGGCCCGCGCCGATGGCGGCGATGTCGGCGTTCACTTCCTTCAGCGGGTCAATCCACGGGATGCCCTTGGCGATCCACTCCCACCGCAGGTTCGCCAGCGCCACGCCGCGGGGCAGTTCCAACAGGCCGTCGGCGATGAACAGGCGCAGCCGCCACGCCGTGAGGTTATTGAGCATGAGCCGCACGTCGGCGCGTTTCACGTCGGCCGACTGCTCGTACTGGAGCAGGGCCTGCCGCGCGCCGGAGTAGTTCGTGTGGGCCTCGTCAAAGAACGAATACGGGATGTCCAGACCCTTGAGGGCGGTCTGAATCATGGTCTGCGTGAAGGCTTGGAACTCGGTGGAGGGCGACTTGGACTCCAGGAACTCCGCACGGTCGCCGGGTTCCAAGTCGAGGAGCACCGGCCCGCGGCCGAAGTCCACCTGGTAATCCTTCTCGGGCGTGCCGTCGCCATCCGCGTCCTCCCCTGTGACCTCGCCCACCGGCTCCACCGCCTCACGGTAGAACGCCAGGGCGAACATCTGGGCCACCTTCGCCTTGGCCAGGGCGTAGTCGAACCCCTCGTAGGTGTCCCTGAGCGTGTTGATGGCGGCCGCCAGGGGCGAGATGCCGCGAACCTGGTCGAACCGGTCGAAGAAGGCATGATGGACGACATACGGGGCCGGGATGAGCCGCTCAAATGCGAAGTCTGCGCCGTTGAGGGGGCGCCTGCACACGGCATAGGCTCTCGCCTGGCCCGCCTCGTCCACCTGGACGCCGTGGACAAGCTGCATGGGCAGGACGCCGTCGGGCAGGCCGCTCGTGGGCGTCTGGACGCGGTCGCCCTCGATTGCCTGGAGGCGGCCGTCGGAGAGTTTGAGGAAAAACACGTCGCCGTCCACCGTGCGGCGTTCCTCGGCCAGACGCACGAGGCGCGGGAACGAATGCCGCGCGGCTACGTCGCAGTTCGACGGCCGGGACCACCAGTCCATCAGGTCCTCGATGCGGCCGTCGAGGTCGGCGCTGCCGGTGCGGGATTGGAAGGAAAACGTGCTCACGTAGTCGAGGTGCTTTCGGATGGCCCAGGCGGCGATGGTGAAGTTGCGGTGGATGTCGCGGGAGGCGGAGGTGAGTTTGCGGCGCTGGTGGGGGAGGAGTTCCTTATCCTCGGAGCGCAGGCGGCCCGTCGGCGCCTGCCGCCGGTTCTTCGACTCGACGGCATCGTAGCCGAACAGGTACTTCCCGACGCGATGGACCAGTCCCGTCTGCATCATCAGAATCCACCCAGATTGATGCTCGCCGCCTGCGGCCGCTGGTTCTTCTCGCGGGCGACCTCGCGCTTCCAGTACCGGTACTTCGCCTCCACGTCGGCGTACCGCACCGACTGGCCGTCCACCGAGACGGTGTCCAGGCCCGCGCTCGTCTCTAGGAGCGTCTCGTACTTCGCCAACATCGTTTCCGCGAACGTCGCCATCGTCACTCCGCTACTGGCGGGCAAGGCCGGGCAAAAGAAAAAGGCCATGCAGGGTGCAGGTCCCTGCATGACCTTGAAGTCTCTTGCCCGGCCCGACCGGCAGATGATCAGTCCGCCCGCCGCGCCCATCCCATGTTCAGTTGTCCGTCACCTGATCTATACGGCTAGCGCGGACAGGTAGGCAAGGCTCAAATCGGAATGTATTGGCAAAGGCCTGATTCGTCGGATACACTTCCGGGCGACACAAGGACTGACTTCCAGGCGGGTGAATTGATGCCGCGGGGGGCACTGCCATTGCGGCAACCGCATGACACGGTGAGCCCGGCGGAAGGGGGCGTCTCCGATCCGCCGCCGCATTCGCGGGCGTCTTGTACGGCACTCCGAGCCGGGCTTGGGGTGTTAGGGGGATCGGCCTGAACATTGTTGGGCAACTCGGTTCGGGAGCAAGACGCATCTCATGACATCTCTCCTTGCCGACTACGTCGTCGCACGCCTCGGGAGACCCCCTCCGGACGGACATGTCGTGCCCGGTTCCACTCCCGTGCTGTCCTTCGGCAACGCATCGGATGCGGTCGTCGCTACGCTTGGGCTGAACCCGAGTCGTCAGGAGTTCTTGGATCGGAACGGTCGTGAGCTAAGCGGCATGTCCCGCCGCTTCGAGACGCTGACATCGCTCGGCGTAGCCGATCTGGCTACAGCATCCGACGAGGTTCTGCACCGGGTGGCGAGCGCCTGCAATGTCTACTTTGCGGTCAACCCGTATACCCGCTGGTTCGATCAACTCGAGCCCGTGCTGCAATCGGTTGGCGCCTCCTACTACGACGGCTCCGCTTGTCACCTGGACCTCGTTCAGTGGGCTACGGATCCCGTATGGAGCAAGATTCCGAATCGCGATGTACGTGACCGATTGCTCGCAGAGGATGCCGCATTTCTACGCCAGCAACTTACGACCGGTTCGTTCAAGTTCCTGTTCATCAATGGCAGCGGCGTCGTTCGCCAGTTCGAATCCGTCATGGGTATCTCGCTCCGGCCAGTGGCCAGTGTTAGCGGTTCGTCGGTAAAGTCGCTCTTGTCGGTAGGCCGGCTTCCGCTCGGTACCCGGGTGATCGCTTGGTCTGTAAACGTGCAGTCGTCCTTAGGCATCTGCAACACGCTCCGGGCAGGGCTTGCAAGTCGTGTGGGAGAACTGAGTCATGATGACGCGATTGCCTAACAACGGCATGCAGCGGCCGGCGCTGCGCGCCTCCGCTGATGCCCGTCGTTAGGCGTATTCCTTGTCAATCCGCACCTGCCCGCAATCCAGGCACCGGCACCGGCGGCGAATGATGGCGGTGTAGGGTGTGCCATCGGCGCGGAGGCCCGCACATCGCTGGACCATCTTCCCCCAGTACTCGCTCCGTTGGGCACTGCCGCACTTCGGGCAGTGCGACCGCTCCACGACCACCACGTCCACCGCGTTCTTGCTTCCCTTCGGTCGTCCAGCACGCTTTGCTGCCATCGCTCTTTCTCCTACAGGTAGACAACGTGTTTCCGGTTTCGCTTGACCTTCTTCGGCACCGCGCCGCGAAAGAGCGAGACGCCGAGCATCGAGGCCGCCGCCGCACAGCCCACCAGGCAGTCGAGCCAGTGG